GGTCTAACATAGTCAGCATGATAGTGTGTCGCACCACCAGTAATATCTATAAAATCAATGTTACCAGAAACAATCTGTTCCATCAAGCTGTAAATTTCATTATAGACTTTTTCGTTTTGTATTACGTCTGATTTACCATCACAATACCAACTGAACTGACAACGATTCTTCACTGGAATCAATACAGTCTTATCCTTCCAACTTGGTTTGTGTGGGCCTTCTCTAACAACCCCACAAATGGTATCTGGAAAACGATCATCGTTTACACGATTAATGGTGACACCCGCTACAGCGAGTTGTCCAGCCAATCCTTGGTTTCTTGCTTCGTGATATACGTTTGTTGCCAGACATGCAGTTTCTACTTGCATGAATTCATCAAACTGTCCTTGAGTCATATTCTCTTTGTAGTAGAGATACGTTGGCGTGCCGGCTAATGTAAGGAAAGACAACCACGCCCCAACCAATGAATTCAAAACGGAATCCCTTCATCTTGTTGTTGTGCAAAATACATTTCTTCTTCACGATAGTCATAGTCTGGGCCATATACAGAGTCACCGTTCAGAACGTCCTCAGCATACTCACCAAAAGGTTTACCAAACTTCTCAATTGCACTCTTAACAATCACTGGATACGTTGCAGTGAGTTGTCCAGTCTTATCATAGAAAGAGTATACGAAATCTTCTACATCCATCAATTGATCTTTAACACGTCCCATTATACAATCTCCTCAAAACCAAAGGCAGCAACCTTATACTTCTTAGTTCCGAACAACATCTGATCTCCCATAGAAGTAGAACGCAAACCATACTCTACACCATCATGAACAGGCAGTGCAGCCATCACAGTCACGTCTTCTGAGAAGTCTGGGTTTTCGAAAACCTCACCATCAAACTCATAGACTTGTGGTTTACTCCAAGAACCCTCAATGTTATTTGTTTTCTTGAAAGCATATTCAAGTGCCATATTAGCACTGAATGTATCTGGAACATTTACAAACGCAACTGTAGTAGGAGCGTCTTCGAAAGCGGTGTGAATCACAGCAACTTGTTTCATAATTTATTTCCTCTTCTGAAACCCAACATAGTAATGTTATCTAAAATTTGAACCCTTGTCAAGCCCTTTACAGAATATCAGCATCCCAAACCATCTGAGCATACTTGTCTTGAAGTTTCCACGCTTCCTTTTCCCAAGGCAGTTCCATGTAACCCATGTCTTCTTTTACCTTGCGTCCCTTCCAAGCATGATCGTAGGGATTCATCTCTTTACGGTAATACTGCTTGACGTGAATCATTTCGTGAGTCAGTGTAGTCACGAAATCTTTTAGGCTTTGAGTCTTATCTACTTCAATGGTGAACTCACGATTGTTGTCACCCATGTCGCAGTAACCAACTGCTTCATCAGCAAGTTTAGGTTTGATTGCAACAGTAATGTCTAGTGTGCGAACACGAGGCAGCAATTCCTTAATCATGAAGTTGACGACTTTCACCGCCACTTCCTTTTGGAACTTGTTACCGCCTTTTACTTCTACATAATTCATACGAAAATCTCTCAAAAATTCCCAACCAACATGGCTAGTATACCAAAACCGCACCCCCCTGTCAACATGTTTTCACAACAAATTTTCCCTTTAAAATCAACAGCTTACCGTCTTTTCAGAAAAAAATTTACTGAAAGGACGGAAATAAAAAAACCCCTTTAAAATCAACAGCTTATAAGTCATTGAAAATAAAGGGGTTTTTGGAAATTGGAGCGGTTGGGTGGGAATCGCACCCCCTTTTTCTGGTGGGAAACCAGACGTAATACTTTTATACTACAACCGCAGTTAGATGGTGAGAGTCAACTAGAAGAGAGAGAGTTGAGAGAGAGGTGTTGCCCTCACCATCTTTAATCATGATACTGAATCCAGCATCAAAAGTCAAGAGCTTTATACCATTTCTAGCGCAAGTTCTTTAGTTTCTTCTACTCTACGAGTCCAACCACGTCCAAAGGTTTCGAACGTAGATAGTTTCTCATAGTAACCTTGGCGTGCTTCTTGATATGCTTCGATAGTATGTTCGATACCATGTTCTTCAACATATGCTTCCACTTTACCAAGTGTGCCGGGGCCAATAGCGCCATCTGCACCAGCACCAACTAGATTCTGCAAATACTTTGCAGCACGTCCAGTTCCAGCATTAACACCGAAATCGAACACACACAAATCTAGTCCAGCAGGCAATTGATCGCCCTTGACTCTATCCCAATAGGATTTTTTGTAGATGGGTGCAACATCCTCAACCGTTAGGTCTCGCATGTCTTTAGTCCCGCCGTGTTCTTCATAAACACGTTTAGTTACACCCAAGTTGGTTTCCCCGCCTGGGTCTTTTGGATGGTTAACATAACCGCCCTCATGCTTTAGAATAATTTCTAAACATGCATCAAAATTATCAGACATTTGTCTATCCTTCTTAGTTAGATTGTAGCCAGTCTAATACAGTTTTAGGGTCAGTTGTTTCGTAAGGATCATCACCAAAGTTGTCTGAACGGCCGGGTTCTTCCCAAAACTTCTCTACAACACCATCGTTCACAACCGCTGCATAGCGCCACGAACGTTTACCGAAACCAAGATTATCCTTCTCTACTAACATACCCATCAACCGAGTAAACTCGCCGTTACCATCGGGAATCACTTTGACATTCTTGATGCCAAGATGATTCGCCCATTCGTTCATAACAAAAGAGTCATTTACTGAGATACAGTAAATTTCGTCAATACCTTGTTGCTTGAAATCTTCGAAACCTTCGTCAAAGCCAGGCAACTGATATGTAGAACATGTTGGTGTGAATGCGCCAGGCAATGAGAATAGAACTACTCTCTTACCACCAAACAAGTCTTTTGTTGATACGTCTTTCCAGACGCCACCGATTGGACAACCGCCACCCTCTGGTGGTTCATCACCCATTCGGGTTTTAAATGTTACGTTAGGAACGCACACTCCATCTTTCATAATTATCACTCCGCTTTCATAAAATCGTCATTCCAACCAAACGCTTCTTTAACTACATCCTTCGATAGTCCCTTATAGACTTGATGTAGTTTCTTATCCTTTGCATCAATGACTAGTTGTGCTTCACTCTTGTGAAGTCCTTCCAACATTTGAATGAACAAGTTTTCACGTTTGAATTGTGGTAGTGTATTATCGCCACCCTTTAGGAAACGATACAACTTCTTTGCCTCACGGCGTAGAACAGTGTGTTCGGTTCCTTCCTCTGCGTTGTTCTCTTTGAATGGAACTACGCCTTCTGGAATCAACCATTCGATCTTAGGATCAAATGATGACTTAATCACCATTCGCAATGATTCACTATCGTATTGCTTAAGGATTTCTACCTTCTTATCCTTAGTCTTTGCGTTGTGAACCTTCTTCAATACCTCACTGAGTAGAGGTGTATATGTATCTTGAACCATATTAAAAGTCTCCAATGTCGTTCATAAGATTTCGTAATCTTCTTGATATAAAATAATTTAGTAAGCCTGCACGATTCCCTTTCGGTTCTTTGCGATATTCCTCAATGATTCTATCTTTGAGTTCAGTAGGAATACACCCCAAATCAATCAGAGTCTTATTACGTTGGTAGTTTCTCAACATGTCTTCTGTGCAGAAGTCTTGTGGATCCAATGTAACCCAAGTCTCTAACTTTTTCTTTGCAAGTGGTTTCTGTCGCAAATCATCCATAAAGGTATTGTCTGGCGATAAGAAGTTAGGAATACCATCACTCCGATCTCCTTTCAATACATGCTCTTTAATATATAGGTTCGGATCAATTCCATTGATAAACTTCTTCTGCACTGGACTGTATTGTTTTACAAAACTGTGTTTTTGAAGTTGTATGAAATCCTTGTCGCCTGACAAGATAAGAACTGGTTCGAATTCGAATGGCGTTTCTGCAATGTGTTGAACAATAGAAGCAATACAATCGTCTGCCTCTGCACCTTCTACTTCGATAACCTTGTATGGGAAATGATCACGAATCTCATCACGAATGTTATTTAGAGTTTCAAAGATTAAGTTCCAATCAAGTCCAGAGTTTTCTCTGTCCTTTTTACGATTGCACTTATAGTTTGGGAAGTATTCTCTTCGCCAGTATTTCTTGCTATCATAACATAGAACTAATTCGCCAAACTCTTCATGAAACCGACTGCGATAGGAACGCAACGAATTCAAAACCATATGACGAACTAGGTTTTCATCTACATCATTTTTCATAGAACCAATTTGCATCATTAGATTACTAATGGTGACTTGGTTCATATCAACCAATATCATAGTTTAATCATCCTATATTTTCTAGTATTATATATTAAACCATTTAATACCAGTTGTCAATACATTATTGAAAGTTAGATTTCATCCACTTCCAATAATCACTATAATCTGAGTAACACATATGCTTCTCCTAAAAATGGAGCGGGTAAGGAGAATCGAACTCCTCGCATCAGCTTGGAAGGCTGAGGTATTACCACTATACGATACCCGCAAATATGGAGCCTCCTATCCGATTCGAACGGATCACCTGCTGCTTACAAGGCAGCTGCTCTACCGAATGAGCTAAGGAGGCAATTATTCTTCTTCGTCTTCTACTCCACTCTCTAGTATTTCTGAAACCATATGTTCCATCAACACCGTATCGAGCATAGTAACAACTTGTCCTTTACCGTCTCTACTTGTTGTTACGAAAACATCTACTAAATCTTGCATCGGATGGAAAATCCCCATATCACGATGTATCAAAGATTTAACTAATTCAATAATAAAACCAATATCACGAATACAACTTAAACTGTGAATGTTGATATCATTATCTTCTAAATTATGCACTAGATTAATAACCAACCCTTCGGTTAGATGGTCTGCGAACATGAGCGACTCACGCAACTCCATGTCTGTATTATCAATCTTTACTTCTTTCTGTGGTTTTGGTTTCTTTGGAAACTGAATAACGTTTTGTGTTTTATTTTTTTCGTTGTCCACGATATTCCTCGTCCATCTCTTGTGTCCATTCCATACTAATATCTGGATAGTAAGTCCCTACGTTTCGTTTAGGATAACCATCCTTATCATATGCCATCACGAGACAAACAGATTTCATTCGGTTCTGTTCATACTCCCCCCAAAACAAACTTTGCCAATCACCACCACGCAAGTATGCTTCCATCTGTCTTACATAACCTTCGTGTGCGGCAAGTTTTGCTTCTGCACCCTTTACGCCCGTTTTAACATTTTTACGTTCAACAGATGCAAGTTCTTTCTGTGTCTTAATCCACTGCTTCACGTTTTTCATCGACAGTGGATCATCTTCACCCCTTGCAACAACAGCAGGGTGAATAGATTTATATTCTGGAGGATTTTCTTTTAGACGTTTTTCACGAGCAAGGCGTAGACGTTCTGCTGCTGCAGCACGTTGTTCCTCAGACATAGGTTTTCTACGTTTGCGAGTTTTCTTAACATCACTTGCCATGATAATACCATCCTATTAATAACCAAGTTCTTCTTTGCGCTTCTGCATCTTTCGTTTGAATCGTCTAGTTGCAGCTGCCTTTGCCTTTCTTTTCCTTGTCCCTTTAGATTCATAGAACTGACGTTCTCTGATCTCAAGCAACAACCCACTTTCAACAACCTTCTTCTTAAAGATTCTGATTGCTTTTTCTACATTACCATCACGAACCGTTACAGTCAAGCCTTCTTTCTGTTCGGGTTCTCGCTTTTTATTATTATACTTATATCGCATTTTACTCCTTAATTGGCCTCGCAGGAGGGATTCGAACCCCCGACCCACAGCTTAGAAGGCTGTTGCTCTATCCAACTGAGCTACTGCGAGATAACTCAGTTACTTCTGGAATCGAACGCTATAAACTTTACCCTTATCATCACGGAATTTGACGATACTGTGTGAGTAAACTTCCTTCGATTCTGTCGTATATTCAGTGTGATTTCGGCACTGTTCCTCACGGCGATAACCAACCACGTTGGCATCTTTCTTACCACCGATAATTGCACCAGCTACTGCGCCAACGCCTGTTGCAACCTTATTACCAGAACCCTTGCCGATTTGACTTCCTAATAGTCCACCAACAATACCACCAACAATCGCATCACCTTGATCGAAAGTTTCTGCACCATAGATTGGAACCTCTACAGTATTACATACACGTTCTGTATGTGGGACACTTGTGGTGACTGTCTTATAACGATCTATAACCGAGATAACCTCGCCACCTCCAGCATATGCATAATCAGCGGTAATCAATGCACCGCCGGCAATTGCACCAGCCAGAATACTTTTCACATAACCATTCATAGTATTTCCTTTCATTCTACTACCATTACAACCTTACCCATACCAAAGAGTTCATATCCACCTTTGGTTTCGGTAATCTTTACGATTGTTTCCATTGCTTCAGATAGTTCCTTTGCGGCAACAATCGCTTCATCTAGTGTTTTGTAAATCATCCTTTAACTCACGAAATTACATAATCATCCTAACAAATTCAAACTCATCTGTCAAGCTCTTTAATCGGGATTAGTTCTTTTTCACCTTTACCATTGTCTTTTGTAACAATGTATCCACGATCCTCTAACGTTTGCAGTGTTGTTGCAATCGCTTCTTCAACCTTTTCTTTTGTGTTGGTAAATCTACCAGCGTAATAGAAAATCATCAGCATTGCAACTGCAATAATGGTATGCTCGAAACCAGTCATAGTTCTACCTCTCTAAGATAACGTAGTCACTAAAGTATTTATCGAACACACTTAATAAATTCTCATAGTCACCAGATTTCATTTCATTGATAATCTTGTTACCATCAAGTCCTAGTTGACGGGCGAATCGTTTTGCATTACCCATCAATGCAAATGCATTACCGTCTGGGCCACTCAAATCAATAGTAATCATACCTTAACCTCTTCAAAAGTTCTGTAACGTTTACTGAACACACGAGATGGTTTCTTAAACATAATCTTCTCAGTGGTTCCCTCTTTAATATAACCTACACATGCACCTTTGTTGAAAATGTATGTGTGGTTTGGAATTCGAACTTCTGTATCCCAAACCGTTGTTTCTTTCAAATATGTCATGAGGACAACTTCTCCATTTCTGCTTCGAACAACTCAACAGTCTTTTTCTTTTCTGCAATCAGACGTTCAACCGCCTGAAGCGAAGCACGCTTCTCATCTGAAGCACCCTCATCCATTGCAATCAAAAGATTCTGCAAAACTTCAATATCACGCAACAAATCGTTCATCATCAAACTCCTTAAAAGTTACAATGTTCATAAGTTTCTTCACCAACTCTTTACCATAGTCAGAGAAGAGAATACCGTAGTTGTAAACCCAATGTTCCACATCCTGTGGATGATAGAATTCCATGTCTTGGGTCATCCAACGCAAAGCAGTTTCTTCATCGCCCGCACCCAACTCAATTGTCTTTTGAACAGTTGCCTTGAATGTCTCAACGTCTGCGGCCTCTTGAGCCTTCTCTGCTTCATATTGACGGTCAGCCTCTTTGCAGAGGAAGTCCGCCTCTGCCTTTAACTGATCTAGAGTCATAGACTTGAAATCCATGTGACGAGGACGGACACCATACGCATCCTTGTATACGTCCCAAATCAAAGTTTCCAACCCATACCGTTCGAAATCTTCAACAGTGACAATACCCATGTCTGCCCAATGCTCAAGGTCTTCGGTATACATGCCAGTCCAACGGTTGTCTGGGTCTTCTGCAACCCAAGCACGTTTCTCAGCATTCAATTCTTGAAGTTTTTCGAGCAATGTCATAATCAATTCCCTATCTCAACCTTACATACTAATGTTATCAGAACAAGAGGGGTTTGTCAACCCCTTTTTCAAATTAATTTTCAACACGATCATGGATAGGAACTGCACCATAGAATCTAGTCCCCAACATCTTTTCGATTGCACTACTGAATCGTGAATCAGAAGTAGAACCGTAGTTTCCACCGAACATAGTCCAAGAACCTTTCTCAAGTTCATCAACTGGAACTAACTTCACAATAGTGGAGAAACCAGTGTTCTTTTTAACCAACTTAACTGCTGGTGTATTCTCATCTGGTTCGAACGGGCCGTCCACATTCACAACACATAGACGATTGAACATACTAGAGACTCCACCGTTAGTGCAATCGTAGTTAGAACTTGAATCTTTAAAAACTGAAATATTTAAACCCATGATTAAACTCCCTTAGATTCAAAACGCTTCATTACAACATCAACCAACAAGTCATCGTAGGACTTGAAAGTTTCTGGAATCGTATCTGGATCAACATTGCGCCAGATTGTGGTTTCCAACAATTCATCAATCAGAGCATCCTTGGTAGGATTCTCAGTGCATACTTTATCGTAGATATTCTCTAGAAGCATGTCATTATAAAAGTTACTCATTTCTTTCTCCTCAGTATGGGAAAACCAAACCGTAGTCATCAATCATGATATCACGAATGAATTCACGATCAACACTGTCACCACAAAAGTCTTTTCCCGAACGGATGTATTTCATGGTTGCACTCAAAATCATATCACCAGTAGCACCCATATCATAGATACCACCCTTACCGTAGAAATCCGATACATACGAAATGAATTCATACATATCATCTAAACAGTTCTTACTCACTTTTTTCTCCTTTTCTCTCAATCAACACATATAGTATAGATGTTCTCACAACAAAAGTCAAGCGTTTTGGCGAAAAAAGTTCGAAAAAAAAGTCCTTAGAAATCAAGGACTTAGGTGTTTTTTATGGATAGATAAGAAAATTTTATGAGAAATTTACATTAGAAAAACTGAATTTGGGTTGTTTTTCCATCCAGTTGAAGAGTTTTTCGTATTCCATACGGTGTTCCTTACAGGACTCTAGAAATCCCCTAAGATTACTGTGGGAAATATCCCCTCTGGCGACTTGAATTTCCACCCCCGCAGTTTCGAATAACCCCTCATTTTTCCAAGTATTCCCCGCCAGAACGGCAGATGGACAACGTGCCTTACACGCAGCATAAAGTTCATGGTGTCTACCAGTGAGAAACCAATCTGTCATTCTTAGAACATTTACGATGGTATCCCAATCATGTTTGAAAATGTCGATTGTAGGAATACCAGATGGACGCCAGTCTGATTGAGAAAAGAACTTCCCAATCACCAATTCCCTGTGTGGTGAGACTTTCTCTGGAACATCATTGAAGTAAGATAAGTCCAAATGAACATCGGCATGAATATCATCTTTCTCTAGTTCTCTTTGAGATTTAACTTCTCTAACTGAAATGTAGGTATCACGCAAGACTTCTTTCTGTTCTTGTGTAAGAGACATTTCTTGCCAGACTGTATTCACTAATGCAGTCTTCATACCTAGTTTCTTTGCATTCACTAGAACATTAATATATTGTTGTGCAATCAATTTATTGTGGTGCATGGTTCCTTCACCATTAATCACCACCAACTCTGCTTCCTCATCATATTCGGAACCATAGTGTAGTTTATTTGAATTGCCGGGGATTGAGTCTAGAATAGTATGTCCACTTGCAACCAAATCCTTGTGCAAGTATTCCATTACCTTTCTGCAACCGTTGTGGTATTTTGCAGTATTATTCAGAACTAGAGTTTTCATTATGTAATCTCACAAAGTATTCGGCATCAACCACAACAAGCGGTTTCTTACCGTTCTTTTTCATAACGACAATTGGTTCATAATTGCCACTGTTTTCTATTGCTTGTGAATATGCATCCCAAACATTAAGTTTCTCAACGTTCTTGCATTCAATAGAGTAAGGAAACTTTTCTCTGGCGGCACGAGCCATAATCAAGTCTTCGCCGCCTGCACCCATTGATCTAGATTCTATATCTTCTGGGTGAACTCCTAGTTCTTCAACTAGTTTGTCTCTCACCCACTGCTGGAGTCTCCTCCCTTTCGCCTTCGCACTTTGAGTCTTCATTATCTTTTTTCCCAAATATCAAATCCCAATTCGATTCGAATTGTTCTCTATTACTTATGGGACGTTGCTTGGAACCTTTTCCACCATGCCAGTTACCATGACTCATCTTCATCCTCCTCATCACACATTTCGTCAGTGTAAGAGTGTTCTATTGGTTCGCCACAAAAGGCGCAATAAGAGAGAGTATAAAACCTCTCTCCTAAATCGTGTTGCACACAAAATGATGCTTCACAAGATTCGCACTGTATTAGTATTTTCATTGAACTGCGTATTCGTAAGCCTCTTCCCACTTACCTTTGAGTCCGGCAACTTCATACTCTGTCACACGATTCTCAAAGAAGTTCGTATGGTCAGCACCATTAAGCACCCACTCTAGCCATGGTAGAGGATTCTCTTTTACCTTAAAGTTAGTTTTTAAACCGAGTTGGAGCAAACGTCTGTCGGTTATATAACGTATATAGGCTTTCACCTCAGACGCATCTAGGCCCTCAACCTCACCCATTTTATATGCAAGGTCAACAAACTTGTCTTCTAGTTTAACTGCTTGTCGTGCCATCTCATAGATTTCTGCTTTGAAACCATCATCTACAATTCTGCCATGTTCTGCACAGAATGCTTTGAAGAGTTTAGAGTTACCTTCAACGTGCATAGATTCGTCTCTGATACTCCACTCAACAACCTTACCCATACCTTTCATCTTTCCATAACGTTGGAAGTTGAGAAGCATAACAAAGGAAGCGAACAATGCAACACCTTCGTTGAATACAGTCTTTGCCAATGCAAGTCCCAATCCACGAGTTGTCGATGGGTCTGCGTCCATCATAAAGTCAACCTTGTCAGTCATCTCTTTATATTCTAAGAACGCATGATACTCAGAATCAGGAAGACCGAGAGTATCATTAAGCAAAGCGTAAGCACGTTGGTGAATTCCTTCTCTGGCTGCGAACGAACCCAACATGTTACGGACTTCATTATTCTTGAATTTAGGAATGAATTGATCATAATAGTTTTGTCCTACTGCTACATCTGATTGAGTAAAAAGTCTGAGAATATTGGTGACATATTCCTTCTCTACACTACTCATTTTGCCTGATTTCCAATCACCAACATCCTCAGACAAATCTAATTCGTCTTCAATCCAGTGTGCCTTTTCGTGACGTTGAGTAATCTCAACTGCCCAAGGATAGTAGAATGGTTTGTATGTAGTGGAAAACTCTGTAAGTCCTCCACCTTGTTTCTTAATAAACTTATCTGAGATCGCATCAAACTGATCCCATGTTCCAATCAATTTATCATCAATAAAGATTTGTGGAACTGAACGAGCGCCTGGGCATCTTTGATAAAATGCAAGACGTTCTTCTTCATTATCTAATTTGTATTCTGTATATTCGTAACCGTGTTGTTTAAACCAAGACTTGGCCTTCTCACAAAATGGACAGTGAGACTTACTATAAATTTCAACTTTCATCTTTTCCCTTACCCTTGACATGACACACACTCGTCTTGTGTTTGTGTTTCCATTGTTTGACTTTCGAAATCTTTTAATGCATCACGAACAACTTTCGTAGATACATTCTCTGCCTTATTTGAAGTTTCAGTTCTTAGGTAATACAAACCCTTTGTTCCCAACTTCCATGCAGCAAAGTGAGTCTTGTGAATATCTTTCTTTTCTGCACCAGCAGGGAAGAACAGATTCAATGACTGACCTTGACACAAATATTCTTGTCTATCAGCCCCTTGTTCCACAATCGACATTTGATTAATTTCGATGGCGGTTTTGAAAACATCTTTGATTTCATCTGATAGGAAATCTAGATGTTGAACTGAACCACCGTTGGTAATGATAGAACTCCAAACATCATTGGTGTTCTTACCTACCTTTTCTAGTTCTTCTTCCAAATACTTATTCTTCACCAAATGTGAACCAGCACGAGTTCTGTGCGTGTATGCATTTGCCTTTGATGGTTCAATAGATGGTGATGTAGAAACAATAATAGAACTGTTT